AGTCTTTTGGTTGAGAAGAAATAACTCTTGGTATCCGTTTGTGTTGCGAAGACATAGTGACTTGTCTTTTCTCCACTGTTTCATTTTAGCATCATAGTCAATCTCTTGATTAGTTGATACATTCCACTTTAGGAAGTGACCACAATCTTGACCTGAGATAACACGGAAACCTATGAAGTTAGACTCAGGGAATCTATTCTTGAGATATGAAAGAAGGATAGTAGTCATACCAGAATGTGAATCTCTAGATGCTTTACTATGATAACCTAATTTTCTGTCTCTGACAACTGCTGCTCCATGGACTCCTCCTCTGTATAAACCTGTGTCATAGTCATAACGTGGTTGCTGTAGGACACCGATTGTATTTGATTCGCCGTCAGTAAGTGTAACAACATGTAATTTTTCTACACCATACTTTGCTTTGAATGTAGGGATGATAGTCTTTAAGCAAACTAGAGAGTCATTGAGTGGTGTGCCACCTAGATTCATGTTAGGAGGAATAGGATAGTTGTAACCCCAATGATCATATCTGTTTTCAAAGTGAGCACCTAGTCTGAATAGCATATGTGCCTGCTCATCAAATGTTGCCTTGTTTGAATCACTATCAAGTAATTGAATTAGACGTAGTTGAGTGTAGATAGAAAACTCACCTGCCTTAGGAGGATTCTTGTATGCTGCATAATCATTGTCACGATTTCTGTAAGGTGCTTCTGGGTCACGATACTCCCAGTATGAATCGCTGAATGAATATACAACGAATGGAATCTTTACTTTACGACAGAATTGTGCAAGAGAAAGAAGTTGCTTGACGGTCTGCTGTAGTTGATAACACATAGATCCTGACCAGTCAAGTAGGAAGATAAGACCATGACTTTTACCATCAGGTGTTGATGTAATCTTCTTGAAGATATCATCATTGTATTTGTATTGGAAGAGTTTAGTAGTATCTAGGACACCAGTCTTAGAAACGGATGCTCTAGCATATGCAGTTGCTGCTTTTTTACACTCAAACTCTTTAACCATGTAGTTTACTTCTTGGTTAGACTTCTTCTTGAATGCTGCATACTTTGCGTCAACCTTAGAGAAGTCAATACCAACGTAGTCTTTGTGATCAGGGTTAGTGTATACTTCATTACCCCAGAATTCTTTAAGACCTGTCAACCATACTTCTGGTTTTACGATTAAGTGATTAAGATTTACATCTGGCACATCACAGTATGTTGGATTGTTGTAGTCGTTTGTGTCTGCAATGTCCTTAAGATTGTCAGCAAAGTTTTTATCTGTAACACCGTCGTTGTATTCAAAACCACCTTCATTAGATTGATCAGGCATGTCATCAAACTCATCACTCTCTTCTCTATCAGACTCACCTCTTTGATTCATTGTATTTGGCACGTCTGCTTGACCTTCTTCCTCTTCTTTGTCTCCTACCTCAGTCTTCATTTGATCCATTTGCTTACCACTGAAACCTTCATCTTCAGTAGAAGGTGCATTGTCAATCTCTTCTTGCTTTTCGTTTTGCTCACCTTGCCACTCAAAGATACGACGTGCAAGGTCAGTTACATCGTCAAATGTCTCACACTTGTCTGCTAGTGCAACCCACTCGTTTTCTTCATCTGAGAAGAATGGAATTGGTTTAGTATGATCAACGATACCTACCTTGTAATGTAGATTGATGCGGTCAATTAGTTTTAGTTTCTCTAAGTCAAGAATTTCGATACCGAAGAAGTCTTTCTCATTCAACTCTTTGTAACCTTGGAAGAAATCTTTACGAAGACCTGGAAACTTTTCTTTCATTGCTTTCTCGATACGCACATCCTCTAGGATATTGACGTAAGACTGAGGCACATTGAGCATATCTGTCCACTCTTCAGCAGGTGTATATAGAGCATGACCTACTTCATGACCCACTAACATATCATAAACGCTCTCTGAAGCGATCCAGAGGGGCAATGAGAGGACTCTATTCTTGACATCGAATGATGCTGTCTCGCACTTAGTATGCTCAACAGTTAGGTTTTCTGTTGCTAGTAGTTTAGCAAGTGCTCCTTTAATTTCTCTTTGTGACATGCTGTGTTGTATCGTATATACACATTATAATAGAAAACCGCCTCTTGGGGCGGTGCTGTAGACACTTTAACAACTGTCCACGACGTTTTCTTGCTTGACGCAATGCTTGTGGTTTCAAGTGTCGTTTCTTTTCTTTCTTAGAATGGTGTTGCCAGTTAGGGGTTGTCACGGTCTGAATACCTCACGGATGAGAAATCGTTTTCTTTAACAAATTCAAGACTAGATTCAAATGCATCTAACAATGTGTCAATCATTTTGTGAGATATCACATAAATGTTTGATTTGTCAGTCATTTTACGCAAGATCTTAAGAAGATCTGTTGTTGCGTTGGTATCTAGACTAGAGTCAAATACTTCATCAAGTAATAGAAGATTAGTTGCTGCAGAATTTTTCATTCTAGCAATGTCTCTCCATGTAAACAAGAGTGCTAAGTCAATTTTTTGTTTTTCTCCCTCAGAAAATGATGCGTAGGAGAAAATATCTCTATGTCTACTCTTAATTACCTCATTAAACTCCTCGTCAAGGGTAAAATTGACGTAGAAATCCATATCTTGTAGGTATTTATTAATGTGAGTGTTAATAATAGGGATAAACTTCTTAATTATCTTACTCTTAATACCATTATCACGCAACAAGGTGCTGACCACTTTGTGATGTGACTGCTGAGTATTCACATCTGCACATTCTGCTACCTTTTTCTCTAATTCTTCCTTATAAACTGATAATTGTTTCTTCTCAGACTCTAAATCTTTGTTTGTAGTCTTCTTTCCCTTGATTGCATTGAGTCTAGCAGCAATAGTTTTCTTCTCTTTATTATATCCTTTGATATCTCCCTTCAATGTTTGGTATCTTTCTGCCATTTTGCTGTCTTCCTTGACCTTCTTGTCAAGTTTATCTAAGACACTCTCCATTTCTTTGAGTTTTGCCTGATAATCCTCATCTTTTTTGGTAAACTCTTCTACTCTGGACACCTTTATGTCTGTATCAATAGACTGTGTGCAGGTAGGACAGGTATCATTCTTCATAAAGAAGTCAATATCAGATAAATTTCTGTTGACTTTTGCTTTTACTGACGTAATATACTCTCTCATCTTACTATACTGTGCCTGTGAGGATGCAGAGGTAGCAAGTTGGTCAGTCAGGTCACGCAATTCAGTCTCTGCATTTGCTAGATTTGTCTCAACAGCAAAGTTTTCTTCTTTTAATGCTAGTAATTGTGATGTAAGATCATTTTGTTGATCTTTAACCATACCCTCCATGCGTTGCACGGTTGCAGTTTGCATGTCAAAAGTCTTTTGATGTAGTGTGACTGTGTGCTCACACTCTTTTACCTCATTATTAAGGTCTCTCAAGCGATCCTTGAGCAATAAATTCATGCGTGAGAATACTTTGATGTCGAGGAGGTCTTCGATAACCTCTCTTCTATTAGGAGCATTGAGTTGCATAAATGGCACGAAAGTGCTACTGCCAAGAATAGAAATCTGTGTGAAAGATTTGTAATTGAATTTGAGTATCTTTTGCTCAAGATATTTTTGGTAGTCGTTATTTGCTGCAGACTGGTCAATAAGTGTGCCGTTACGATATATCTCAAAGACATTAGGTTTGATCCCCCTTACTACTTTATAACTTGACTGCCCTACTCTAAATTCACACTCAACTATAGTATCCCTCTCATTGATCGTGTTAACTAACTGCGATCTGGTAATCTTTCTGAAGGGTTTATTAAACAATACAAAGCACAAGGCATCAAGCATTGTTGATTTTCCTGCACCATTCTCTCCAAAGACAACGGTAGATTTATATCTTTCAAGATCTAAATATGTGAATCCATTTCCTGTTGATAGGAAATTTTTCCACTTCACTTTTTCAAAAACAATCATGTATTAGGGTCGTCGTATTTACGAAGAATATAAAGTGCAATAGCAGCACCAACTGTTGATGCACCTAGGACGATTAAAAATAAAGGCATTAGTCTATGACTGAAGGTGGAGGAATAACGAAATCGTTTGGTGTTATGATAGCATACCTGTATCCATGTTGTCTACAGTTTGATATAACATCTTTACGTTGTACCTCTGCTACCTCTAGATCTCTAGGAAAATCAATATTGTCTAGCATCATGTGATACCTTTCAGCATCGTCTTTAAGCGAAAAGATCTGTACGATACGCTCGTGGGACTTGTCGTCCTTCACAGCATACACACCGCCAGTTTCTGATTCTACTAAGACATACATCATACTTCTACTGATTCCATGTATAGATTCTTAAGGATAGCAAAAATTTCTTCCTTGTGTGGCAACTCTTGGACACAGGTCTCAAGGATAGTAAGTGTATCCTCTACCTCTACGTCAGTTGCATCTTCCAGAATATAGGTGTTATCTTCTATAATTTTCAGATCTGCTACACCTGCACATTGGATGTAGCGAATAGTCTGGTCAAACTTTGCTTGGTCGGTCTTGTCGTCAACTATCAGTTTAACGTAGGTGTTAGTAAAGTCAAGACCCTTGATATCATCTATAGTTGTTTCTGAATAGAAGATCTTATGAAACACTTCGTATGGATTATGAGTAAACGAAAGTGCAAGATCATCTGTATTTAGTATATGAAACCCTTTTTTCTGACCGTAATCATTCCAGTAAAGTTGATTCGGATTACCGAGGTATTGAATATTCTTTTTCTTACTCTTTAGATGATAGTGTCCTGATAAGACCATATCGAATTTATCGTAGGGTGCTGAGTCATCCCCATGAGACATAACAATTCCAGGTATAGCCTCAAAACCACTAAGCTCGAGATGCCCCACACAGATATCTGCAGCACTAGTCTCGATTGCATCTCTTGTGGTATCTCTGCTCTCATCACAGACCCAAGGAATACAGCACATATCCCTCCCACCAATAGAATAGTCTCCAGGTACGTCAATAATATTAATGTTGCCATAGTCTTGTAGCAATAACTCTGGTGCGTTTACCTTAAGAGTATTCTTAAAGTAGATATCATGATTACCAATCAACATATTCATAGTAACACCACGATCACGAAGTGGATCAAACCACATCTCTTTAGCAGCGTCTAGACTATTGAAGTTTATAGTCTTTCTTTTATCAAATGTATCACCTAGACATAACACCTCAGTGATTCCCATCTTATCAATGGTTGGTATAACAATTTGAGAATAGAATTGTCTGTATCTTTCTAGGAATATCAGACTGTCATTACGAACTCCAAAGTGTTGGTCAGTTATAACCAATACATTCATGCATTACCCTCTCATAGTTGTTTCAATTCTGCTCTTGATGGAATTCATCTGGGCATGGTCATCTTTATTGTCTGTAGAAAATACTTCATCATATCCACTCTTTTCAATCAGTTTGTCTTTGATATCCATCTGACGTTTTTCCTTAGCAATACGACGTAGAAATGCATAATACACTATCTGGGTAAAATATGCAAATGGATTAGTAGATTTTGCAGGGTCAAAGTTATCAATATACTGTACGCAATTCTCTATCCCATCGCAGATCATGTCATCCTTATACATGTAGTTAATAAAGTTAGGACGATATGATAGGTGAGTAGCAATTTTCAAGAAGCACTCTCCAATATAGTTTGGGATTCTTGGTTTGGGTAGATCGAATTCTGCAGCGTGCTTGACATCCTTGCGGTATACCACGAGCTCGTCGAGAAATTTTTTATTATCTACATAGTGTTGTTTTTTCGCTTTCCGTGGCATTTATTGCTTCCGAATGACTTAAGTATACAACAGTTATATCGTTACGTCAACCTTTGTTACGCCACTCCTTCTCTAGCTTATTACGGAAATCATCAACTTTACCAATGAGTCCCATAGATTGATTCATTGGTGCAGTATAATCATCTTTTGGACTTCCATATTCTCGTCGTAACCACATACGATACATGGCAATGGAGTCCTCACTCATAGGAGCGACACATATAACATCAGGTTCTCTGATGAGATAGAAATCTTCTTCACTAAACATCATCCATTTGGTAAATCCAATAGCAAGACCTTGATGCTTACCATCTGATACAGGGTTTGCATGTGGTTTGGCAGGATTAGACACAAAAATAAGAGTATCTCCCTTGTCCTCAGTAGCGATCATAGGTCCTAAAACCTCATCACCAGAGACTAGTTTGACTACTCCATAGAATTCTTTTTCGTGTTGAATGTAATTAATCATTTTTGAATCTTACTTTAGTGACTTCATAATCAAACTCTTCAGACTCGTATATCTTCATCCTTTCTATAAGATGTCTGAAAGTATAGTTATGATATGATCCCTTCGTGCAATCATCAGCAATATCATATAGTGTTGCCTGTGATTTATTCTCACCTTTTCTAAGCACCCTACCTATAGACTGTAAGTTACGGACTCTAGACTTGGATGGACTAGCAAAGATAACGTTATGCAGGTTGCGAATATTGATACCAGTCGAGAATGTGCCATAGCTCGCAATGATTATAGCATCCTTCTGTGATTCTGTGATCCTTCTCGCTTCTTCACGATCTTCTGTGTCAATTCCACCATGAATGAAAAACAAACGGCGGTTGGAATTGTAACTATTTATCAATTCGTAAAGAGGCTCACCATGTTTCTCGACGTAATTGAATAGAATTAAGGTGTTGCCAACCGTATCCATTGCCAATTTACTAATAAATTTGTTACGTCTTTCATGCATACACAGGTATTCTATCTCCTGTTGATAGTAATCAAACGGCACCCACCCATGTTTTAGTAGTATAATATTTACCTTTAGTGGTGTTAGGTGTCCTTTCTTCTGTAGGTCTTTAGTCTTTGTGACCT